GATTTCTTCAAGACCATTGGAGATGCTGATTTCAAAAACTACATAGCGAGTGAACTCCAAACTAACTTTGATTTTGTTGTCTCTTACGATACTATAACTGATTTCAACTCAACCAATGTTGTTTATCTTGGGTTAACGGATAGAGGCCAAAATTGGGTGATGAATGTCGGCGATAGTGGAACACGGAATATAATGAGTGAGTTAGCTTCGGTTGTTCCAAAGGTTGGTGAACTTACTCCATTTGTTAAAGCGCAGTACATCTTTGAAAAGATTTTTGCGTTAAGTGGATTCGAGTGCAACTATACAGATAGTGCTACACTGGTAGAGCAAATGCAAAAAATGTGGATTCCTTGGATTGGAGAAAGTGATTTAATAGCACAACAAGGAAACCCTGATACTGCACGATTTAAATTAACTAATAGTGGTTCAATCACACTTGATACAAATGATTTTACATTAACAAATTTTGCAAGTGGTGGAAGTTCATTCGTTGCTGAATTACCAACTTTAAATATTGATATTGATCCAGGTTCCAATGTAAGTGCAGGAAATACATACACAGCACCATTTAGTGGTAGTTATGTTGTTTCTGGAAATATGACTATTCAAACAGATTTGCCAATTTCGTCTATAAAGATGGGTTTTATATTAAGCGATGGTACGTCTAATTATTTTATGATTAATTCAGCATATATAAATTTGGTATCAATAGACCCAAATACCGGAGATAATATTTATAATACAAATACAGATGTAACATTATCAACAGGCACATCATCATCTTTTGTTCAACAAGGTTGGACAATTAAACCTATGATTTATATTCCAAATGATGTTTATCAGCAAGCATTAAATCTCAATCCATTAATCACATTTACAATTTCATCATTTGAGGTAGGTACATTGGACATATCAAAACCATTGTATGGTAATATTATTGATTGGAGTGCAAACGCACCTGTAATGAAATGCAGTGAGTTTATGTCATCATTATTTAAGATGTTCAACTTGGTTGTTATTCAAGATGATGTCAATCCCAAATTGCTCACGTTAAAACCAATCCAAGAATATCTTGCAGAGGGAGTTACAAAAGATTGGTCGAATAAATTAGACATTAGCAAAGACATAACATTAACATCAACTGCGGATTATCAAGCTCAACAAAATACTTGGACTTATAAGGCAATGAATGATTACTATAATCAGCTTTACAATTCACAAGGGGAGCGTGTATATGGTAGATTGTTATTGATTGATCCCGAAAATGACTTTGCTACAAAAGAGCAAAAAACTGAAATAATGTTTGGTGCTACTCCTTTAAATACAATTAAAGGTAGTGACTATCCAATACCTAAATTTCAATCCGCAAATGGACAATTCGCTGCACCTGGGGCTCGAATTCTTTACAAGACCAATGACCAAATAACATTCAAAATCTTTAACGATACGCTGCAAGGCTATGTGTTAATAACATTGGATTTATTTAGTCATTATACAACTGTTATTCCAACCATTGCGGATGAAGATTTAAACTTTGGGCAGGAGACTCCATTGCATTACGTTGATACTACACCGTGGAAAACATTATATGCGCGTTATTGGAACGATTACATAGCTGATATTTACGCACCTGATGCACGAATTATTGAAGCATACTTTGCCCTTGAATTTGCGGACATATATCAGTTTAAATACAATGACCAAATTTTTATCAAAGATGCATACTGGCGCATCCTTGAAATCAGTGATTATGTGGTAGGTATGCAAGAGAGTGTGAAGGTGAGACTCATCAAGGTAGTGAGCGCACAACCAGACTGCTTACTTATACCGGGAGCAACTATCAATATAGATGGATCAGTAAACTTTTTAGATAGTGAAGGCGCACCTGCGGAAGCTACTCAATCGTGCTGTGATGCCTATGGTTACTATTGGGTAGGTAGTGAATGCTATGCAACTCCAAGAGATGCAAAAGGTAGAGGGGGAAGAACTAAAATGTTTTCCGATAATACCACTACTCTTTCAAATTTTGAAACAATACCAGTTAATAAATCAGCATATATCGCTGATAATGCAATTGTTCAAGAAACTAATGAAAGAACTTTTGTAAATGGTAGTAATGTTTTTGTTGGTGGTTCAAATGATGGTTCAATTGTTAGTGGTTCTAATAATGTAGTTGTTGCTAATTTGGGAAGTGTATTTGTACTTGGAGATTCAGCAAGGGCAATCAATAGAGGTGTGACCATTGGTAGCGGTGGCACGTATGCAGGTGAATACCAAAGTGGAATAATTCAGCTAAATGGTAGCGGTGATTTCACTAATGACACTACACCAATAACGCTAACGAATTCTGGCAATTATATAACGATGCCAGATGATTCTGTTTGGTATGCTAAATTAATGTTGACAGTGGGACAAATCAATCTCGGAATAGATGGGAATGGAGTAGTTGAATTCAACCTTCATTTGGCTACATCAGCAGGGGTGTTGTCCATCAAAGATGCAATCATTGTGAGCGAAAATCTTGAAACATTCAGTGGCAATTTTGAGTTCGATGTTGACATTAGCGGATTGACATTTGCACCACGTTTACTCCTTAAAAATGATACCTACCCACAAGACAATATCTTTGTTGGAGGTCAATTAATTTACAATCAATATCACTATGAATAATCCACAGCAAACTTTCAAGAACATTTACGAGATGCAAAAGATGGGCATTAAGTCAACCCATCCATCAAGCGAAAATAAGCTACCAAATTGGCTAACAAAAAGCATCAATTATACGATTGTTGCTACTTTAATTTGGGGAACATATCAATTATTAAAAATGATTTTCAATGGCTGACAATAAGGTAGTTTTAGAATTCGAATTACAAGGCAACGCAACCGAAAAAACGCAATCATTAAGGGCGCAGATGCGTCAATTAAGGGAAGAACTTGCAAGGCTTCCAGAAGGTACTGCGGAATACAATAAGATTCAACGTGAACTTGGAGCGTTAACGGATAAGGTTCAAGATTTAGGAAGGTCTGTTAATACAGTTGCAGGTGATCCGTTGGAGAGATTGAATAATTCTTTTTCAATGGTGGGTTCATCATTGATGAATTTAGATTTTGGCGCAGCAATTACGGGACTTAATGGAATGGCATCTGCAATTACAGATGTCAAGATGGATGATATCATCAGTGGTGTTCAAGGTCTTGGAACTGCCTTTGTGAATCTTGGAAAATCATTATTGACAAATCCAATTTTTTTAATTGCAGCAACATTAACAGCAGTTGGTCTTGCGTTATATGAGTATGGTCAAACAATGCCTTTTGTAACTGATCAAACTAAACAACTATCGGAGGCAACAAGACAAGCCAGTGCAGCAAGTACAGAAGCCCTTAAAGCATTTGATTTAGAAGAAAGAAAATTACGTGCATTGGGTGTTGCTGAAAAAGAAATTATTGCTATTAGAAGGCAAAGAACTGCACAAGCGTTAAAGGATTCTAAAAACCAATTGGAAGCTGAATTAAAAGTATTAGAAGAACAGGAGGCCTCGCAAAAAAAATCATCAGAAAGACAAGCCAAATATATCATCGGAGGTCAAGCCTTGATTGGTATGGCATTGGAAAAGACTGGGGAGTTATTTGGATTGGTGGCGAGTAAAGAAAAAGTTGATGAACAAAAGAAAAACATTGATTCGTTAAAAGGAAAGATTGCTGAATATGAAGTACAGATTCTTGAATTAAATAAGAAGGAAACTGATTTAACTAAAAAGCAAGAGTCAAATAGTCAGCAAAAATTACAAACACAAGAAAAGGAAAGAGAATCAGCAGTTGGTGCGTTAAAAGAAATTCAAAGTAAAAATGCTACACGTTTAGAACTTGAAAGAACAGCAGGTCTTGACTTATCCAAGATGAGTGAGGATTTAGCAAAGTCAAGAGCAGCAACAGAGATAGCAATTGAAGAAAAAAAGAGACAAACAATTTTAGAAGGTGAGATTGCCTTAAAAAATGCAAGATTACAAATTGCTCAACAAGTTCTTGGCGGTCTAATGGACTTGAATAGTTTGCTTACAGATAGTGGAATTGTCAATGCTAAAAAGTCTTTTCAAATAAACAAGGCATTAGGTATAGCACAAGCATCCATCGCAACGTATGAAGGTGCTGCGAACGCATTTACAACAGCAGCAAAATCTCCAATTACAATAGGTTTTCCAGGTTATCCTGCGGTAATGGCAGGTATAGCAGTGGCAGCAGGTTTGGCGAGAGTTGCTAAAATTGCAGCGACTAAATTTAATCCAAGTGGTGGCGCATCTTCTCCATCAGGTGGAGGTATGAGTGGAGGTGGTGGTGGTGCAATGGGTGGAGGCGGTGGTGGTTCAACTGCTGCGCCTGCGTTAGATCTTTCCTTTTTAAACAATGGACAAACGAAAGCTCAACCGTTACAAACCTACGTTTTAGCTACTAACGTAACATCGGCACAAGATGCACAACAGAAGATTCTTGACCAATCAAAATTAATTAAATAAAATGAAAGAAGAAGAAGTAAAAGTAATTGAGTACACCATTGATGATAGCGGTTATTTGGGTGTACACGCAATGTCATTAGTCGAAAATCCTGCTATTGAGGTGGATTTTGTAGCACTATCCAAGACACGCAAAGTCCAACAGGCTGCGGTTGAAGAAGGTGAGCGCAAGATGGTATATGGTGCGGTGATGATTCCCGAGCAATTGATCTACCGAGTTGATGCCGTTGGACGGGAGTATTATTGTAAATATAGCAAAGACACCATCAATAAGATAGCACAAGAATATCTTAAACGCAATATGCACCATAACTCCAATTTAGAACACGAAATCCCTGTTGCAGGTTGTACGGTTGTTGAGTCTTGGATAACCGAAGGTCAATATGATAAGAGTCAAAATTTTGGATTCTCCTTTCCGGAAGGTACTTGGTGTATTGGGATGAAGATTGACAATGACGAAGTGTGGGCATCAATCAAACAAGGAGATGTCAAAGGCTTTTCATTGGAGGGATTCTTTACTGAAATCAGTGATGAATATATGACGCAACAAGAGATTGAAAAGATAATGAAGGAGTTAGAGAATGAGTTAAGCGGTATGTAAGATTACACCTGTGCAGGTGTATGTTACCCGACAAAAAAGCCCTCCACGTTTGGGGGGCTTTCTTGTTGTAACAACTAAACAAACGAACCTAAACAAAAACTATGCGGAACAAAAGTAGGGGTTTTGCTACTTATGATTAGAAAAGAAAAAAAGTAGATATGAACAAAGTAACAGAAATTGTTTCAAAGTACGCTGATAGATTGAAGGCATTTGGCATTCAACTTTCTGCGGATGGAGAAATCAAAAAAGAAGAGCAGATGGCAATGGCTATTCTTGCTGATGGCACGGAGGTTTACTCTCCCGATGCTGAATTCAAAGTTGGTAGCGAACTATTCGTAATGGATGCCGATGGCAATCCTGTTCCTGCACCCGATGGTGAGCATACAACTGCTGAGGGCAAAGTAATCGTTGTAAGCGGTGGAGTCATTGCTGAGATTAAAGAGCCAGTTGAAGATGAGCCAAAGGTTGAAATCGAAATCGAAGAAGAAAAACAAGCTGCCTTTGATGGAGTAAGTCGCGAAGAATTCGAGTCAACAATCAACTCTTTGGTTGAGGCATTCGAAGCTAAGATTGCAACATTGAACGCTGAAAAGGAGAACCTTTCTGCAACCATCGAAAAGATGAGCAAACAACCTGCTGTTGATTCAGTAAAGAAGTCTGTTGCAGTTGCTCAAAGCGCACCAATTGATTTGGCTAAAATGGATGCTAAAAACAGAGCATTCGCAATTATGAACAAATACAAATAAAAATAAAAAAAAGAAAAGATGGCTGATTCATTATCAATCACAAGCACCTACGCAGGTGAGTTAGCGTTACCATACATTAACGCTGCATTGTTGTCAGGAGACACTATTGCTAAAAATTATGTAACAGTTAAAGAGGGTGTTAAATTCAAGGCTGTATTGAAAGTATTGGGCAGTGGCGCATTGCTTCAAGATGGCACATCTTGTGATTTCAACCAAGCTGGATCATTGACTTTGACCGAGTCAGTTTTGGAAGTTAAAGA